TGTTTTTTGCGGTCCTTTTTCGGTGGATCCGTTCCCGTGTGCGTTCTGTTTTTCTTCTGGATCGCACAAAATCCAGTAACGCCGGAACGATTATATATGGCTTTTCCGGTCTCGTGCCTATTGGATTCTATCGGGATGCCGTCCGTTATGTTTCTACGTTTAATCAGTCCGGAACCATAAAAACGGACTGACTGCCATTTTTTACCGCTGACAGCTGCGGAACGTGCAAAAGTGCACGCCTATAGATTTCCCTTTTTTCGTTGGCTGATCCCGTGCAACATAACGCCACGGGAAAAGCCACCGGACGGAATCGAACCGCCACAAAAAAACCAACAGCAGCACAAAAAGCCGGGGAAAATCCCCAGCTAAAAAATTAAATAAAACAAAAATCACCCTGAAAACCAGTTGTCAGAATCATTTTCCCGTCTTTTCGGCGGTAAACAACCCCGCAACCGTCCGCATATGTCGACCATACAAGCCAACCGGGCGCGGTGAGGTTTTGCCCGGTTTTATAATCGCGGAAAGCGTACCGCGGTTCTATTCCGTTTTTTTCCTGTTTCAACGCGTTCTGGATTGCGTCGGATTCCGTAACAATTTTAACACCGTTTTTCAGGTGCAAAATATAAGTTTTTTCTTTCATGTCTTTCCCCTCCCTAATTTAAACAATTTTCTATTTTTTCCGCTAAATGAGGAAATGCTTTTTCTATGTCTTGCACGCTGTCAGCATAATAATCACCAACAATTTTTCCGAAAATACGCAAGTTTCCGGAATAAAAACCGCCTAAATCATTAAAATAAATGTCTAATCCTGTCACCTGTTCCGGCTTGTCTTCATACCACATATCAATTTTAATTTTTTTCATCTTTCTACCTCTCTTTCTTTTGGCTTGTCTCATCGGTTGCAAGGTTGCCACCCTACGCAAGACCGCCCAGAAAATCCCGGACGGTTTCGACACTATAAAATTATAAAACAATCCCCAGAAACAGGAGCACCGGGAACAGGATCCCGAAAAAAGCCCCAATTTTAAAATCTATCATTTTTCCGCCCCCTTTTAATAAGTGATATATACCCGGTTTTTATCTTTGAAAAGAATTGAACCGCCAATATATACAATTGTTTTTTCTTTCATTCCGGGAAGATCTCCCGGGAATGTTATTTGAATTCCCTTTTCCGATTTTTCTATTTTTGTCGCAGCTCCCAAAAATTCGCCGGACATGTTGAAAACTTTTTTCATATTTTCCCTTTCTGGTCTGCCATCATCAGCACCGGGAGACCGTCCCGCGGTGGACGCCCTGTCGGGCGTTTCGGCTAGAAATAAATATAAAATTGTTTTTCGGTCGGTTCCCAGTCGGAGTCTAAAACGGTAACTTTTGATAGCCTACCAATACAGCCATATAAACCGGATGCATAATATAAAGAATCTATATCGCATCCTTTAGCGTCTGGGATCTCTTTTTTGATCCCGTCTATAATTTCGTTGACTTTGTGACAACAAACTCCGCTCTCCTCGTTGAACGGATCCAGCCGTGAGATATAGTGTTCTGCATTTTCAAAAGTGTAAATATTTACATCGAGATGTATTCCGTTCAAATTGTTTCCGAGTTCCTTAATTGCTTTGTGGCTCATTTTTTTCATGTTTTTATCCTCCTGAAATTAATTAATAAATTTACTTTCTTAACTCATGAATTAAGTATATACTTAAAAAATATAATTGTCAAGTATTTAATCTTAATTAATGAATTAAGTTTTTCTTTACATTTTTTTTGATACGTGCTATCATTTCAAAAAAGTGAGGTGATAACATGGTATCGAAAAAAATTAAAATGTTACTAGCGTACCGAGATATGAACGCTGCCCGGCTTGCTGATCGTCTGGGATGTACTCAGGCGAATATCTCCCAGAAATTAAAGCGTGACAATTTCAGCGAAAAAGAACTTGAAGAAATCGCCACTATATTAAATTGTGATCTGTCTATAAAATTCATAGACAGGGAAACGGGGGAAGAATTTTAATTTCTGCCGTTTCTTTTTGATTGGTGCCGGTTGTCGCTTGCTAGGTGTAACCGGCTTTATTTATTTGATGGTTATATAATACATTATTTATAATGTAATTTCAATACACAAATACACCAAAAATAAAGTGCTTAAAATTGCAAATATTTGTGCATTATTTATAATGTAAAGCTGTTGAAATTAGATAAAAAATAATGTAAAATAAATACAACTATATTTATGGAGGTGAAAACATGTTAAAATATAAAATTGATGTACTGGACACGCTAAAAGAAAGCGGATACACTACAACGAAGCTAAGAAAAGAAAAGCTTTTAGGCGAAAACGCTATACAGTCATTGCGTCATGGGGAGATGGTCGGAATTATTGCACTAGATAAAATTTGTACATTGTTAGACATGCAACCGGGAAACATTATAAAATATGTAGAAAATGAGCAAAAATAAAAACATTAAAAACAATGTAAAAATGCATTGACATTACATTATAAAAGGTGTATTATAATATTGTCGAAAGGCAATAGGCGGAAGCCAGAAAGGGGAAACATGAACGATATGAACGAAAACGAAATGAAACAAGTTGCACTTGAAAAATTCGCAGCAATCCAGAGAATTAAAAAATACGGGCAAGAAGAACTTGAGTACCAAGAAAAACTTGCGCGTGCTGAATTGCAAAACCTAGGAATCAGTACAGAAGATTTGGAATTGAACAAGTAATACTAAACCGGGGCGGATCCGTTCCGCCTCTGGTGATCAAAAACAGGAGGTAAAACAATGCCGGAAGACGAACCGACACCGGACGAAATAGAAGCGATCAGAGAAGCGAAAGCGGACACGGACGAAACCGTACCGCATAACGCTATAAATTGGGATTGATTTAAGGGCGGTCAAGAGATCGCTCTTTTTTTGCGCTTGCAAGTCTTCCGGTATTGTGATATGGTCATATTAACGACGAACTCATAGGCGGAGAGCGAAAGCGAAAAACCGTACTTTGAAAATAAAAAACGGATTCAGAAAACAAGCAGACTAAACCGGAATTAATGCGGGGCGGTCTGCTTTTTGTGTGCGAAAAACCAAAGAAAAATGCTTTCCCTTTAATATCCTAATATAAATTAAATGGCATTATAATATACTCCGTCTATAGATTCAGAGTTGATTACAGTTATTAATATAAATATATATATACAGGGGGCTGAATAAATAAATTTATAAATAAGCTGTTGCAAGTTTTTTTTAAGTGTGTTATATTCCAATCAAGGGAGCGGGGCAGAAAAGTAAGACCCTGACAGCGAGAGCCACCGGAGCAGCACAAACAGAACCCGGAATAATGGCATACAATGCAGGTATCCGGCTTGCATATATGGATTTTATAAGATTTTAAAAGTCTTATAGTCTGTATATGCGAGCCGGTTTTTTTATTTATTAATCATAAGGCGGTGAGGATATGGCAGAAGAGCAGAGAACAACGGAACGAATAGAAGAACAGGCGGGAACATTTGAAGTATACGCTAATGATATAGAATTATATATCAATCTTTTCTGCGAAGATCAGGGAATAGAGGATCTGAGAAAAGAATCGCAGGGCGTCTGGAATGCTTGCCTAATGTATGTACAGCGCCATGTATTCCCAGACCGCCAAGCGTTAAAAGCAAAAGGTAACAATGATATATATGTCAATAACATTATGGCTACTAATTGCGGGGCATATGACTATAACTTAATAGATACTATATGCAATGCCTATATATATTATTGCTATATGTATGATAAAGAAGTATCAATACAGGGCTTTAGTAAATTGTTGGGAATAGCTAAGGCAGTTATAGATTTATGGGGAATGGATAAGAATAGACTTAGCAAAAAAAGTTTTAGTATTTACAAAAAGCTGATTGCGGAGAGAGAGGAATCTCTGAGCGCAAAGTTAGCAAGTGGAAAAAGCAATCCAGTAGGCATTCTGTCGATCCTGAATCATTGGTACAGCTGGAATCTTCCGGGCGTAACGAGAGAGCAAAGCACACGGACAGCCTTGACCGCTGCCGAGTTGCCACGTCTGGACAGCCAAAAAGCCACGGAAGCGTTGCCAGATCTGGAAAAAGATTGATTATTTTTAACATCCAGAAGAACAGGAGAACGGAAGATAAATAATATCATTGACAACGTGGGAATATTAATCTAAACGGCGTAGATGTATTGGACAAATAAGTATTTGTCGTATAGATATATCAATAATAGAACAACTGTTCGGAATTACGGGAGGGGGTCTGGATGGAAAGCAAAAACCCACCTACTAAGTCCCCCAAATATTCCCAAAAAGAAAAAGGGCATATAAAACCAACAAGAGGTAAATAAAGAATGGCAGATAGAGAGATACCTAGGGAAGTAAATATACTTGGAACTGAATATGGTATAGAGGTTCATAGAATTAGTGAGGATCCAGACCTTAAGAACTATAGTCGTGGGGCATATTGCGATAAACTAGCGAAGCTGATAGTGATAGCAGATTTGAGTGAAAAGGAATACGTTGATATATCCCCTGAACAGGAGATTGATTACCAGAAAGAACTTCTCAGGCATGAAATCTTACACGCATTTCTGAATGAGAGCGGACTTTGGGAAAACAGTTGTCAGCCTGAATGTGGATGGGCTATGAACGAAGAAATGATTGATTGGTTTTCAATACAGTCACCGAAGATTTTTAAAGCATATCAGGAAGTGGGTGCTTTGTGATGGAAGATAGCAAATATTCAGATCTTGTTGAGATTATAAAGGACAGGAAGAAAGAACCACCTAAAGATATGCATTTGTTTCAACAGATTGGTTGGGTGAGCGGTTATAGCCAGTGCGAAAAGGACATACTGGACATAATAAAAGAACTGGAAGAATAGCCGTAGAACTAAAAAGGGCAAATGTAAATAATGAGGATACCATTACAGTGTGTATCTCGGACGTAAAAGAGATATTTAGATTGTTGTTTGGGGAGGTTTAGAATGACATTTGATGAATACCAGAAAGAAGCAATGAGAACGGCAAGCGGTGTGAGTGCAGCTTGTAGCGACAATCTTCTGATGAATGGAGCGATGGGGCTTTGTGGTGAATCTGGTGAGTTTATGGACTTACTGAAAAAGAATGTGTTTCAAGGGCATGAACTTGATAAAGAGCATATGGCAAAGGAACTGGGCGATATCTTATGGTACTTGGCAGTAGCAGCGGAAGGACTTGGTTATAAACTTTCGGACGTTGCGGAAATGAACAAAGCTAAATTGAGAGCCAGATATCCAGAGGGGTTTGATTCTGGAAAATCCCAAAAAAGAAAAAAGGGTGATCTGTAATGAGGATTTGCGGTAAAGAGATTCGGGATGAATGTCAGTATTGTGGACAGATTCTTGATTGCGAATTATTCCGGCAAGGGCACGGAATTAATCAAGACAGATGCAACATACCGAAGATGTATGATTGTCAAATGAAGCATCGGAAGGAACGTGAAAATGCGAATAGTATCACAGGATAAGAATTTGTCATTTGAGTTTGAAAACACTCCAATATGGACGCAATACAAAGCTATTTATGCAATGATTGGTAACAACGATAAACTAATCGGTATGTATGATAGCGAAAAAGAAGCAGAGAACGTATTTGAGGATATTCATAAAGCTTATGGAAAAATCTATACGAACATCGAATACCTTAAGGATATGACGTATTACATGCCATAAAATAGCTTATTCAAATTTGGAGATAAATGCGAATGAGAAAAAAGAGTACCCGTCGTGGGGGAAAGGAATATGCATCAGAGAAATCGAGGCATCCCACTTAGCAATGTGAATGTGATAATTTTACTGTAGGATTTAGACTCTCTTAACTGTAAAACACATTTAAGCACTGGATAAAATACGAATAAAAAACTAAATATTGAAAAAGCTTTGTAAAAAATGTTGTGTGATGTGGTGGTTTCTCGCAATGGCCACCACATATTAAAGCAGATTGGTGAAATGGTATCACAAAAGTCTCTATCCTACCCCTACTCCGCATATGATGAGACTTAAATTATGGGTTCAATTCCCGTGTCTGCTATTCGGCGTAGATTATATCTTTTTTCATAATTTGCTCCTACCCTACTGGCGATGCCGATAAGGACAGTCAAATGTCCGGTAGGGTTTTGTGAAAATCAAACTGTGCTTTCTACACATCCGTTATAGTCGGACTAATCATACTTTATTTCCTTTCAAGTGATAGTCAGAAAAGACTTAAAAATCACATCCAATTACCCTTACAGTTCTGTGTGCGTTATGTCCTCACAAGTCCTAGCGTACACAGGACAACAATGGAGATTAATTCAGTGGCAGAAGAGACGGCTTATATCCGGCTTGTCGCGGGTTCGATTCCTGCATCTCCAATTTTCAAATATGGTTATCTCGGTGAAGAAGTGTTTTTCAGCACTGCCGAGGGACATGGAAGTGAGTTGCCTTAATTCGAGATATTGGATTGAGAAGTGGCTTATAACGGAAAGTGATTTCTGGTATGGAGACAGAAACTGTCAACAAAATCATGTGGCGTACCATCATAAAGAAGCCAATAGCAGAATCCTTGTGGCTGACGAAGAATAGACGCTGGCCGTGTCAGAATAACCTGTTGATGTGTGTAGTGTGAGAGACTACGGACTATATACAGGAAATCTCGTTAAGTCGGTTTGCCTTGAACCCGAGAAATCGGGGTATAACACAAGTGGTTCGTTAAAGTAGCGGTATGGCAAACAAAATTAAAAAACAGGTCACGCTAAGACTTACATAATTCTGAAAGAACCGTGAAATTTACGGGTATCAATCCCGTGTGTGCTTGTCAGCGGTAAGAAGCCAAGGGTCGCACCCAAACGCTCAGACTTATCGTCACACTGGCAGAATATGGCTGTATTTATAATGGATAAGACGAAGGTCTAACCATATTTGAACAATAATTATAGCGGACGAGTGAAACGGCTTCACGCAAGGTTCATGCCCTTGAAACAATAGGTTCGACTCCTATGTCCGCAATTATGTAATCTTCAAAAATTGCATATTAAAGCATGAGTTTTGCGGTTCTCATGAGTCCTTGTTTCCATGTTTTAGTAGGAACCTCCTTTCGTTGCCAATATAAAAAACCGCAATTAATGAAAAGAGAACATGACGATGGAAAGTAATGAATGTAATTTTTTAACATGTAGATATAACACTTTTGGAGTTTGCACGGACGATCATAGCCGTGCAATATGTGTTGATGTAGCAAAGAAAGTATTATGTTTGGAGGAAGATGAAAATGGCACCGGGAGTTCACAAGATTAGCAAAGAAAAATTTTTTGAAGCATACGAAAAATGGTCACAAGAGGGATTGAGTCTTGGCAAGTGTGCAAAAATTGCCGGAGTAAGCGTCCCTACGTTGAAGAAATACTTCGCAGTATTGATTGCCGGAGAGGAATTTCCAGACAATTTGTTTTAAGGAGCGGAAATGAGTATAGCAGAAGTAATTGAGAGCATAGAAAAAGATATGTGGAGAGATTTACAAAAGCGAAGTGAGCCAGAAGAACAACCAGAAATGATAGATTGTTCAACGCTTGGTGATGTTCCAGGAACAAACGTTATTAAAGGGAGGAAACAGAAATAAATATGTTTACATTAAGTCAATGGATAATTTTAGGATTTTTGATTTTGTTTGGAATTAGTGTTGACGTGCTTCTTTTGTTTGCTTGCTACAATAAATTTCATTGGTATAACACATCAAACGAAAGTGAAATTAGAGGTCTGAAAGATTATCAATCGAATCTTTATAATGGAATTGAGAGAAAAATTATAATAACATCGGCGGATGGTCATGAAATATTCCGTTATCAGGGGAAAATTAATGCAGAAAGCGATCATGAAAACAATTATATTAAGTTTGAAAGCGAAGATGGAAAACGTTATTTGATATATTATGGGGTTCAGGACATGATAACTATTATTGAAAAATAAAATACGTAACCGGCTAACAACCGAAGTTAGTCGCTAACCTAGGAAAATTGTAGGCAGGAGTCTTAAGCACTTCTGCTTTTTGTAAAGTGGAGGTGCATCTTATTTGGCTTCTGATAATCTTATGGGAGCAGTTTCCAGTTATGAAAAATTTATAGAACAGCACGGTATAGAAGAGCCTGTTCTAGATGCATATATTGAAGCGTGTAAGGTTGCTATCCATACTGAGCGTGATGTTGAGTATGGTTTACAGTGCACGAAGAGAAGTAAAGAACTAATAGAGCGGTTCTGTATGGAAAAGACAGGCGGTACAATCTGGGATCTGGAAAAGTTTGCGTTTGCAAATAAGACAGAATATGAACTGATTGACAAATTCTACGAACCAACACTTCTTGAAGCACAAAATCAGCAAGTGGAAAGCTATTTTCGGTATTTAGAGAAAAAGCGTGATCCTAAAGAACGGTTCTATATGCCGAAAATAAAGCAATTCCGAAATATAGGCTTGCCACAGGCTCTACAGGGAATGATTAATGATGATTATGACATTTTGTGCATTAGTCTTCCGCCTGGATCAGGAAAAGCGCAACCGCTATATTCAAAAGTGCTTACGCCAAACGGATTTATCAATATGGGAGATGTGAAAGCTGGTACGAAAGTAATTGCTGGAAATGGAGAAGTTTCAAATGTAACGGGGGTATACCCACAAGGGGAAAGAGATATTTACGAAATTACACTTGATGATGGTTCGAAATGTCGATGCTCTGATAATCATTTGTGGACAGTACAAACCAGATGTGATAGACAGTACGAAACAAGCACTGGAAAACATCGAACTAGGACTCTAAAACTTTCAGATATGTTAAATGACATTACATTACCAAAAGATGGTAGAGCTAATTATTCTTTAGAATATGTAAAACCAATAAATTTTAAAGAAAAGTCTTTACTATTGCACCCTTATGTTATGGGGGCACTTCTTGGTGATGGTGGATTATCTGCTGGTAGTGTAAAGTTTTCTTCAAACGACAAAGAAGTTATAAAAAAAATAAATGAATATTTGCCAAATGGATATTGCTTGAAGCATATTGCAAATTATGATTACTTTGTTCGTGGTCATGAAGGAAATAATGCCAAGGCTGGAAGTCTGGTTTCAAAGGCTATAAAAAAATACGGTTTGTGGGGAAAACGAAGTCATGAAAAATTTATACCACCTGACTATATGCTTGGCTCTAAAGAACAAAGAGTTTGGCTTTTACGCGGTTTATTAGATACGGACGGATCCACAGATAAAAATATAATACAATATTCAACGTCTTCAAAAAAATTGTGTACTAATGTGATTGACTTAGTTCATTCTCTTGGTGGTTACGCTAGTTATGTCGAAAAAAAGAGTGGTTATAAAAAAGACGGCGTTTTTATAAGATGTAAAAATTCATTCAAAGTAACAATACAGTTTTTTGCAGATGGGATTTCACCTTTTTATCTTCCAAGAAGAGCAGATAAATACAAGCCTAAACGAAAAAATGTAAAAAGGTTTATTAAAAAAGTTGAATATATTGGAAGAGAAGAGTGCCAGTGTATTATGATTGACAATCCTTGTCATTTATATATCACTGATGATTATATTGTCACACATAATACGACAATTGAAAAGTTTTTTGTGAGTGGTGTAATAGGCTGGTATCCTAAAGACTTTAATTTGTTCTATTCTCATAGTGGTGACATTACCAGAATGTTTTACGACGGTGTGTATGATATTGTCACAAATTCTGATGAATACACTTGGTATGATATTTTTCCAGATTTGAGAGTTACTAGTACCAATGCTAAAATGGAACAGTTTAATCTAGGTAGATACAAGCCGTTCCCATCATTACAGTGCACGTCAGTAGGAAGTAAAAATGCTGGTAAGGTTCGTGCGTCAAAATATCTTCTGGTAGATGATATGATCGGTGGCATTGAAGAAGCTATGAATCCAACGATACTTGATAAGTTATGGGATAAATATGCTGTAGATGCCCGTCAGAGGAAAATACAGGACACTAGTGGAAAGAACTGTAAAGAAATACACATTGCTACCAGATGGAGCGTCAGAGACGTAATAGGACGCTTACAGACGATGTACGAGGGAAATCCACGTGTAAAAGTGATTGCAGTTCCAGACGTTGATCCTGTTACTGGAAAAAGCAATTTTAATTATGAGTATGGCGGTTTTACGGAAGAGTTCTTTGCAGATCAACAATTACTCATGGATGAAATTTCTTATCGGTGCCTTTACAAACAGGATCCTATTGAGCGTGAGGGATTATTGTTCCCAGATGATAAAATTCGTAGATATCTTAATCTTCCACATGGGGAACCTGAGATTATTACAGCTCAGTGTGATACAAAAGGAAAAGGAACGGACTACTTTGTACTTCCAGTGCTTCAAAAATATGGAGAAGATTATTATTGCGTGGATGCCGTGTGTGACAATACCGCTGATTATGAGATGCAATATAGAAATGCAGCTAATGTTCTGGTGAATAACAAAGTTCAGGAATGTGAATTTGAGCGAAATGCAGGCGGTGATCGTGTGGCTATGGAAGTCAACAAACGTGTTGAAGCGGTCGGTTGGATTTGCAACATTACAGATGAACCTACAGAGACAAATAAAGAAGCACGTATCTTTCAGTGCTCGAACTGGATATTACAACACGTTATTTTTAAAGATCAGTCATTATACAAGCCGAATGAACCATATGGAGTTATGATGTCACTGTTAAAGCAATATTCTGTATCTGGTAAAAAACAGCTTGATGACGTTCCAGATGTTTTTTCAAACTTTGCGTTAAGAATGACAAAAGGAAACAGGATAAAAAAGACAGTAATAATATCAAGTCCGATATAAGAGGAGGGTTTGTATGACAACCAAGGACTATCTTAACCAGATAAGCAGACTTAACAGAATGATAAATAATAAACTGACAGAAATAACGCAACTTAGAGAGCTTTCTTATAGTATATCAGCTATCGGAAGCGAAGAAAAAGTTATGTCATCGTCTGACCCAGATAAAATAGGCTCTACATACGCCAAAATTGACGAAATGGAGCATAATCTTGATAACATGATAGATGAATACATTGAAAAGAAAGACTTGATTATAGGGCAAATAGACAGTATGGAAAATGAAGATTACTATAATATTTTATTTTCGAGGTATATTGAAAAGAAAACTTTTGAAGTTATTGCCACGGAAATGAAATACTCATGGAGACAAATTATCAGACTTCACGGAAAGGCTCTTAAAGCATTTGAAGAAAAATATGGTAACACATATTTAAAGATGTCATAGAATGTCATATTGTTCCAATGATATACTATATTTGTAAGAAGTTACAAAGATGTTTTTCATAAACACATTCTTTATCGAAAGCACCGTTGCTTAATTGTGGCGGTGTTTTTTGTTATGCAACGAGGTAAAAATATGAATTTTTATATGAATAAAGATAAATCAATCATGTGTCCGAACTGCCATAAGTTTTTAGCCAAAGCAGACAGCAAAGACCCACGAACACATAAACTGGCTTGTAGGCACTGTCACAAGTGGATTTGGTATGTACCTAACGATGATGACAATTTTCAGATTAAGGAAACACCGGACAGAAGAAGTTCGAATGGCATGAGATTTTATTAGAGGTGTAGACAATGCAGGCAGGAAGAATTGCTATATATACAGGCGCAAAAGAAATAACGTCTGACAATATAATATCAATTTTGCGTGAAGCAATTTTGGAACATGATATTAATTCCAACAGAATACAGTTTCTTCTTGATTATGACGCAGGAATACAGCCAATAGTTAGAAAGAACCCAAAGACTTACAGACCAGACATTGACTGTGAGTGCTGCGACAATGTGGCTAACGAAATCACAGAATTTAATTTAGGCTTTAAGTGGGGAAATCCTATAACGCTAGTTCAAAACGGCGACAATGAGGATTCTAAACTCACAGAAGCTATAGCAGAATTAAACAGTTGCTACGAATCACAGAACGCAAGGGAAAAGCAACAGGAACTTGCAAGATATGTTGAAATCGGTGGTGTTGGATATGTCCTTATTGATGTGAACACAGAATATGAGGATGGAGAAAGCTATTTCACTTATAATGTATTAGACCCAAGAACAACATTTGTTGTAAGGTCAACCGCCTACAGCGACAAGAGAGTTGTTCTTGCAGGTACTTACATCAAAGATAAACATAGCGGAGCAAGATATTACACCTGTTTTACAAAAGATATTCGCTATGAAATTACAGATGGGATAAAAATTACTAATGGTTCAGAAAAAGGAAAAACAAAATGGGGATTTTTAGAGAGAAGTGGGGAAGAGAATCCATTACATAAAATCCCTATCATTGAATACAAAAGGTCATTCGACAGAATGGGGTGTTTTGAGCGGCAAATATCTGAAATGGATAACTTAAACCTACTCATTTCAGATTTTACAAATGATGTTGAACAGAACACACAGGCAGTATGGCACACGAATGATGTTGATTTCCCAGTTGAACAGGAAACAACGGTTGATAAAGATGGAACACCGCACATTACTGAAAAAGTAAGGAAGCCAAAATCTGGAGAATGGATGCAGACCTATACATCAGCAGATGGCAAAACTCCAATAGTTGAGCCACTTGCAATCAATTACGATTACACAGGTATGCTTAATAATATTCAATCAAGGCGACAGATAATCTTGCAGAAATGCAATGTACCACAACGAAATGATAATAGCGGTGGTAGTACAGGAGTTGCAATGTCGGACGCAACAGGATGGTCACAGGCTGAAACGGCAGCGGCAAAACAACAATTAATTACAGATGGCTGCAAAATGGAAGAAATAAAAGTTGTTCTTGCAGCTATTAAGCTGTCAAACAATGTTAACAGCAGCAATCTGTTACTTAAATTAAGGGCAAGAGATGTAAAGCCCAACATTAAGCGACAAAAAACTTATGAAATGTCAACCAAGGTTAATGCCATGGCGACATTGATAAGTCACGGATTTAGCCTTAAAGATACAGTTGATGCAATTCCATTCTTTGATGACCCTAACGATGTTGTAGCGAGAAGCGGAGAGATGGTTAAGGCATATCAAGACAGTATAATCAACAAAGACACACAGAACCAAGCAGATGGCGGAGATGGTGAACAATCACCTAATAAAGACCGCACAATGCAAGACTTATCAGACCAGACAGAAAATAGTCCGGTTATAGATAAGAGCAGAACAGATAAATAAATGATATTGAGCCACAGGGTAGAAATGCCTTGTGGCTTTTTATATGCCCTAGAGAAAGGGCAATACAAATATCGCAAGAAGTTGAGAGAACAACAAAAAACGCAGAAAGCAGAGGTAAAGAAATTATGGCAGATGTAACTAACACAACAATAGAACCAACAACTAATAATGAACCACAGAACGAAGAACAGACACCTAGCGTAGAAGAACTTATGGCACAACTTGCTAGTGAAAGAGCTGAAAAAGAGAAGTATAAGAACGCTTCTGATAAAGCCAGTTCAGAAGCAGCCAAGTACAAGAAAGAACTTCGTTCAAAGCAGACAGCAGAAGAGCAGGAAGCGGAAGCAAAGGCGGAAGCTGAAAAGTTGCAAGCTGAAAAGTTCGAGAACATGAGCAAAGAGCTTAATCATATGAAAGCTGTCAATGCTTATCAAAAAGTTATAGGCGATGGAAAGGATATTGATTCTTTGATTGAGGCAGTTGCAGACGCAGACCATAGCCTTATAGCAACTGTAATTGCTAATGAAGTGCAAAGACAGGTTAAGGAAGCTAAGGCAGAGTGGCTTAAATCAAGACCGGCTATTAATGCGGGCGGTGGAGAAGAAAGCGCGATAACACAGGAACAGTTCAATAAGATGAATTACCACGAAAGAGTGGAGTTCAAAAATAAGAATCCAGAACTTTATAAGAAGTTCACAGAGTAGAAAACGGAGGTAAATAAACTATGCCACAGACTAAGTTAGCAAATTTAGTGGATCCACAGGTAATGGCTGATATGGTATCAGCTAAGTTACCAAAGAAGATTAAGTTCTCGCCTATCGCAAGAGTTGATACAACACTTGTAGGCAGACCTGGAAGCACAATCGTTGTGCCAAAGTATGCTTATATTGGTGATGCAGAGGACGTTGCAGAAGGCGTTGCTATGGGTACAACAGTACTTACAACATCTACAACAGAAGCAAAGGTTAAGAAAGCGGGTAAGGCGGTAGAACTTACAGATGAATCAGTATTATCTGGTTATGGCGACCCGCTTGGCACAGCTATTAATCAGATTGCTATGTCAATCGCTGCAAAGGTTGATAATGACAGCTATGACGCACTTTGCACAACACCTATTGATTACAATGGAACAGCAGCACCTATCAGCTATTCAGCAGTTGTAGCAGCTAATAGCAAATTTGATGACGAATCTGATTCATCACTTACAAAGATATTGTTCATTAATCCGGCGCAGGAAGCCACATTGCTTAATGACGCTGATTTCAAGAGCAATGACAAGTACCCACTTAATGTAATTATGAATGGCACTATCGGTTCTATCGCAGGAGCACAGGTTGTTAAGTCTAAGAAAGTTAAGTTGGTTAAGTATGAACTTGATGATTCAACAGGAACAATCAATGTTGTAGCTGATACAACAAGTGAGGATTCAACTAATGTTCATCTTGATACAGCACTTGCACATACGCTTAAGTCAAAGGACAAGGAAATTAAGGTAGGTAGCAAGTTAAAGGGTGTTACAACAGAGTTCTACGCTTGCCCTATTGTTATCGTATCAGCAGAAGATCCTAACGAGGACACAGGTGCAGATGGCGTGTCAGAGGAAGAGAACGCACTCACAATCTATATGAAGAGAAGTGTTGAGATTGAATCAGACAGGGATATTCTTGCAAAGACAACTGTTATTTCTGGTGACGAACACTATACAGCGGTCTTAAGCAATGATTCAAAGGTTGTTCTTGCTAAGTTCGGAAAGTAAGAGGTGTTTATATGTTATTAAGACGACATAAAATCAACGCCGCAAAGCAGAGCGAAGAAGTAACAGCAGATAATTTAAGACAGGAAGCTGTTTATGGAGATGAGATTAAGTATGAGGAAGAGCAGGACAAGTTTCCTGCTCAACCTACAAGCGATTACACAAAGACAGCTATTAAGCGTATGCCAACAGCAGACTTACAGACGCTTGCCTTAGAACAAGGTATTGAGAACGCAATGGAGCTTACAGGAGCAGAACTTAAAGAACTGTTAATTGAGAAATTAGGATTATAGGAGCTGAATTATGGAATACACCACATTAGAGCAAGTCAAAATCAGACTCAAACAATATCATATCGAAAGTGTCACAAACGATAATGAAACAACATCTGATGTGGTTGTGTTCGATAGAAAAGAAGATAATCCGATAATCGAACAGCTCATTAAACAGGCTACAGAAGATGTAAAGGCAAAGAGAAATTATCCAGACAGCTACACAGATGAAATGATAGCCGAGGACTTAAAGAAGCACCAAAGCGTCATTGTTAATCTGGCTGTCTATGACCATTCACAGGCAGGAGAAGCCTTTATGTCGTCTTATACAGAGAATGGAGTAAGCAGGAACTGGAAAGAGCGTGAAGACTTATTTGTTGGTGTATATCCGTTTGTAAGGATTTTATAGAAGATTGTGCGTTACCATTTTACCGACGTGGGAAATATGGTAGCAGGTGGCACACATTTTATCGGTGGTGGGAAGTGTGCGAAACAAAAATACAGGAGATATAAATGAAAGACCTTTTATTACAGACATACATCATAGTCCTTCCTATTTTTCTGGGCTATATCGTCTGGATTCTTCAACAGCAGAAAAAGGATAGAGACGCAAACAGCAAGGGAACGATGCTTCTTTTGCGTGTGCAACTGATTGAGTATCACGATAAATACGTTAAGTTAGGAGAGATTCCATCATACGCATTTGACAATTTTGCTGAGATGTATAATGCCTACCATGCTTTGGGCGGAAACGGAATGGTAACAAAAATGTATAACGAGATACAAGAATTACACTTAAGAAATGGAGGAAAAGTATAATGGACATTATGCAAATTGGAACATCTTTGGCAATTATCGTGATTTGCTATCTGATTGGACTTGGTGCAAAGATAGTTCCACAGGTAAAGGATAATTATATTCCAGTTATCGTTGGTGCTGTTGGTGGAATGCTTGGTGTAGCAGGTATGTATGTAATACCAGATTTTCCGGCACATGATGTTATGACTGCTGTTGCGGTTGGAATTATGTCTGGATTGGCAAGCACCGGAGTAAATCAGATATATAAACAGGTAAGGAAAGATGCTTGATATCAATAAGCAAAAAATGGCTTACTCATTACAAAATGTACGTGTTCCAATCTACGACACTGACGAAGATGGAAACATAAAGTACATTACGGTTGATGGTGTAAAAATTCCAGTAGATACAGGCGAATATACTACAGGTTATTCAAAGCCTGTATTTTTTTATGCCAGTATTAACAATAAGTTGGACGATGTTCTTATCAAGGAATTTGGTGTTGACCAATCTTCAAACTACGCTCAGATTGTAACAGACAAAGGAGCCTTACCACTTGTCGTAGGTAGCCTTATATGGAAGAAATCAGCCGTAGGCTATAAAGACATTGCCAAAACGATAGTAGACGCAAATACGGCAGATTACACGGTTCTGGGCGTAGCTGACGAAGGACTTACAGTTGACTTGTTCCTTTTACAGAAAAATGTAAAGTAGGTGCATCATGGAAAAGCATACAATCCATATGGATTTGTCCGTAAAATCAGTAAGAAACGCTATCAAGGAACTAAAGAAGTATGAAGCTGACTTGACCTACAAATGTCAATTGCTTGCTGAAAAACTTGCCCAAAAAGGCGTGGAAATAGCACGTGTTCAATTGTCGGACTTAGATGCTATTTTTAAAGGCGAGTTAATTTCCAGTATTCATGCAGAATACAAAACATCAAAAGATGGTGGAAGTGTATGGGCTGTTGTGGCTGGTACGGATCATGCGTTGTTCGTTGAGTTTGGAACTGGTTATGAGGGAAAAAGAAATCCGTACAAAGGGGAATTGCCAGATGGAGTTACTTGGGAATATGCAACCGGAAAGACAATCCATCAACTTTCCGATGGTCGCTACGGATGGTTTTATCCAGGTGATGATGGAAAATGGTATTTCACAGAAGGTATGCCATCCAGACCCTTTATGTACAATACAGCAAATGAATTAAAGGACATATTGGTAGAAACGGCCAAGGAGGTGTTTGGAAATGGCGAGTGAAAATGATTGGGTATTTGACCTTGATACCAGAATATTTTCGATTGTAAAAACTAAAGCAATAAAAAAATTGACAGAAAAATTTCCAAATATCTATTTTACATCTACTGGTAAATCAAAAAATCCACCACAATTTCCTACGGTATATATTCATTCTTTGCAAGGCGTTGAAAAAGGGCAGGATTTAGAAAGAACAAAAATCAATGCCGTTCAACATACAGTGCAAATTGATATCACTACCAACACAAATCAGAATGATGCGAAATATGTCATGAAGTGCATCACTGACATTTTTAAAAAAATGATGTTTTACGTTGTTGCTATGCCAGAAATGACTAGCGGTAACGAAACATATAAAAGCACTGCACGTTTTAGGCGTGTAATAAGTGCAAACGATACAATACTTTAAACAAGAGCAGAAATGCTCTTATTTTTTTGCTTATTAAGGAGGTAAAACTTATGGCTACAGGCTTAAAAAGTAGAATTATTTATAGGGAAATTCCGGCAGCACCAACAGAAGGTTCTTACTGGGCTGGTACTTATAAACTTTTGATGAGAGCAAAATCAATTCCATCTCCGTTTGGTTCTCAGAACATGGTAGATACATCTACACTGGAAGATCTTGTTGAAACACAGGAAATGGGAAGAAGATCCGCTGGATCCATGGAAGTACCTGGTGCATTTGAAAAAACATACAAAGATGAAATGGTAAAAAATGAGGGCAAGAAACTTGATTTCTGCATCCTTTACGGAACTGACGGAAAAGGTTCAGAAGGTATTTGCGGATTCATTGGACAGGAAGCCTTTGCACCGGATGAAGCAACGGACGATCATCTGACCGGAACTGCAACTATCTCTGTACAGACTGTACCGAAGTGGATTGAAGATGATTACGATGTGGCAGTCACAGAGGATGAAAATGGTTATCCGACACAGATTACACTGACAAAAAAATCGTAAGTCAGCCACAGACTCAATCGGCTACGGTGGTTGACGAGGATAAAGTAGCCATTGACACATATTTATAAAATGGAAACAGGGGCGGTCTACGGACTGCCCCTTTCCCCATATAACAATAAAAGTGGGAAAGGTTAGGTAAATATATGAAAACATTTGTTATTAATGGAAAAACATACGTAGCTAAAGAATTTGATTTTGCATTGGTTTGTGATCTGGAAGACCTTGGAATTTCCATGGAAGATATTGAAAGTAAACCAATGTCATTTGTAAGAGCATATTTCATGTTTTGTTCTGGTCTGAATAAAAATGATGCAGCTAAAGAAATTCAGGAGCATATGATTTCTGGTGGCAATTTTGAAGATATTACCGGAATGATTGCTGATGGATTGGAAAACTCTGGTTTTTTTCACGCTCTCAACCAGAACAAGGAAGAGAAAGCTCCAAAGAAGACGAAAGCGACAGCGCAGAAATAATCGCTGATAAAAAGTATAAAACTATTCGTGAAATGTACGCAAATGAAGTTTTTCCGCAAATGCACGCTATATGTGGTATTAGTTGGGAAGACTTCTGGAAAATGAATCCTATGATTATTGAACAGTACAAAAAAGGATATCAGAACAGACGTAAAATTCACGATGAAGAAATGTGGCTTATGGGGCAGTATACCCATGAAGCATTTAGCGTTGTTCTATCTCATGCTATTTCTGGTATCTTTGGCAAAACTTCCAAAGCGGAATATCCCAAAGAACCATTTTTACAGAAACTTACAAAGAGTACCGCCAAGAATACAAATAAAGAATCTCACGAAGAGGTTGGCGTATATGAAATGAAACAGCGCATTAATCTCTTAAGGAAAGCTGGACTGCCTGAGAGTCCGGCTTAATTTTTTGCAGAAAGGTCGGTGGGAATCATGCCAAATAATGAAGTTGAAAAACTGGAAGTCGTTATTGATACATCGGCTAAAAGTGCAAACAGATCTCTGGGTGCTATGGAAACACACTTGGAGAAAATCGCTGAAAACCTTACTCTGGTTACTGGACTCACAAAAGGTCTATATAACATTGGTAGTGTGGATGTAAGCGGTCTGAAAGAACTGAAAAGTGATCTGGACGCTATTTTTAAGAAACAGAAAAACGTAAATGGTGAAAAAACTAAGCCACGTGTAGATAGGTCTGACCTTAAATACACAGAAAAATCCTTTGATGAATTATTAAAGAAATTTAAAGACGTTGGAAAAGGTATGAACCTTTCCGGAAAACCGTTTATTGAATTGGAAAAAGAATTAAAAAAATCTGAATCTCAGTTATCTAATCTTCAATCACGGCTACAAAAAAAGTTAGCAACAGAGAATGTTACTAATTACGGGAAGGCATACGTCAGTCTTGCCTATGATATTCAGAAAGCCAAAAACGAGATAGAACAGTATAAGGCTGCTATGGATAAAATAGACAATAATTTTAGTTTTACGGTAAATACTGGAAAGAGTGAAAACACACGAAAATATTCTGCAAGTAAAAACACACCTAAAATTTCTGATTCATCTATTTCATCCGAAAACGAGTTAAAAAACCTTGTATCTCAATCACAGAATTTTTCGCAAAGTGCCCTTTCTACAAATCAGATAGATGCAATGAATGAAGCTTTGAAAGAAGTTGTTTCTCAATCGAAAACAGCTTCCGAAGAAGTCTCTAAATCTGTAGAAACTGTTAAAGTGGAAATGGATAGTATAGGTGATAGTACAGGTCTCGAAAAACTGTATTCTCAATTTGATAAGTTAAAAGCAAAAAGTAAACAGTTCAAAGATGAAATAATGGCTGATGGGTGGAAAAAAGCACCATTCAATTTTGCTGATAAACTTATTGAAATGGGTAAAATTGATAAAGGAAATGAGAGTGGTTCTAAATATCCAGAGACTCAAAGTTATGACGATTTTACTCAGGAAGAAGCATCCGCAGCATCATATGAAGAACAGATTAAAAGCTTAAAAAAGGAACTGGAAGATCTCAGAAGTGCTGGTCAAGGTCAGGGAGATGCCGGATATGATGCAAAAGCACAGGAGTTAGCAACAACAGAAGAAAGACTTAAAAGTTATAAGAAAGAACTTAAAAATACTGCAAAAGAAACGATTAACCTAGAGGGACTTACTAAATTCAATAAGTTTGCTATGGGTGCCAGTATTGCAGCTAAAGGAGTTAAAAAACTTGCCAGCGCTGCATCGTCCGCCGGAAAAGCAATTAAGAATATATTGCTTGATAATGTAAAGAAAATAGCTTCGGTTATGAAAAAGCCATTATCTGCAATCAATAACCTTAGAAAGTCATTGAGCGGATTGAAAAAGCAAAAAGGTATGTCGTGGGGACGAATGCTAGGAAGTTCCATTTTATTTTCCACGATATTCGGAATGATTAGCATGATAAAGAATGCTATAAAAGAGGGTTCTGATAACTTAGTTCAGTACAGTTCTGAGTACAATAACAGCATATCTTCTATAGTTTCTTCATTATCTTATATGAAGAATGCATGGGCAGCAGCTTTTTCACCAATTATTAATGTAGTAGCACCTTATATTTCTGCATTTATTGACATGCTGTCACAGGCATTAAATAAAATCGGACAGTTTTTCTCAGCATTAACTGGGAAATCCACAGCGGTTCAAGCAACAAAGAATTGGACTGATTATGGAAAATCACTTTCTGAAACTGGTAAAAGTGCAAAAAAAGCCGGACAGGATGCTAAAAAGGCAGCTAAAGATTTTCAGACATATACACTTGGAATTGATGAACTGAACGTTCAACCACAACAAAGTAGTTCTTCTTCGTCTGGCGATTCCAATTCTGGAAGTGGAACGTCAAGTGGTATATCTCCAAGTGATATGTTCACTACTGTTGATGTAGAAAGCGGTGTTTCTGATTTTACGCAAAAAGTAAAGGATGCATGGGCAAAAGCTGATTTTACAGAAATTGGATTAATTATTGGAGAAAAATTCAAATCTGCATTAGATAGCATTAACTGGGAACCGATTCAGCAAACTGCAATAAAAATCGGTGCATCTATAGGGACATTTATTACCGGATTTGTTTCCGTAGATGGACTTGGAACGTCAATAGGTTCAACATTAGGAGAAGCTATTAATACTGGTGTTGGTGGTGTAAACGCTTTTCTTGATAATACAAAATGGCAGTCAGTAGGAAACTTTATTGGAGAGGGACTTAACGGTGTGGTAGATTCTGTTCAATGGGACGGAATTGGACATTTGTTTGCTGAAAGATGGAATGCAATATTTGATGTTTTTGGTGGTATCGCTGACAGCATTAGCGGAGTTGGCCTTGGAACTGCATTGTCTACGATGGTGAATAATGCAATCAGTGATTTTAACTGGTCTGCAAATGCAACAAGTTTAAGTAATTTTGCAAAGAAGTTTTTAGATACCATTGTAACGTTTATTGAAAAAACAAACTGGAAAGATCTTGGAAAAGGTATCGCGGATTTTGTTGGAAGCATAGATTACTCTGGAATTATTCAAAGATTAGCAGAGGGATTAGGTGCTGCAATAGGAGGACTCGCATCTTTCTTGTGGGGATTGGTTGAAGACGCGTGGAGTGCGGTTGTTCAATGGTGGAAAGATACGGCATTTGAGGATGGACAGTTTACTATCGCCGGACTTCTTGAAGGAATATGGGAAGGTATAAAAAATATAGGCTCTTGGATTGTAGATCATATATTTAGTCCTTTTATAGAGGGATTTAAAAATGCGTTTGGCATTCATTCACCCTCAACTGTTATGTCAGAAATGGGCGGTTACATCATGCAAGGTTTGTATGATGGTATATCTGCTATGTTTTCAAACATCATAGAATTTTTTGTTGGACTTTGGGAGTCAATCAAAGAAGTTTATGCTGATGTAAAAGAATACTTTAAAGAAAAATTTGGAGATGCATACGCTGGAATTAAAGAAGCGTGGGATTATGTAACTGGATATTTCAGTGAGATATATTCCGAAGTAAAGAAAATCTTTAAAGATCCAGCAGGATATTTCCGCGAAAAATTTACTTCTGCATATAAGGCTATTAAGACGGTATTTTCTCCAATAGCCGAGTGGTTTTCTAGCAAATGGGATGCTGTTAAAAAAGTCTTTAGCACAAAGAACGTAAAAGACTTTTTCAGTGAGGGATTCCAAAATGCATATGATGCCGTAACAAAAATATGGAATGGTTTAACAGGTTTCTTCAAAAAACTGGCGAAAAATGCGTTCTCACCGATTAAGAAGTTGGTAAATGGAATTATCAAAGGTATTAACTGGGTACTTAAGACAGTAGGTTCCAAGACACGATTAGATTCATGGTCGCCGGATTTTGATACATTCGCAAAAGGTTCTAACGGACTGAGCCGTAACACAATGGGTATTGTCAATGACCAGAAAGGCTCAACCTATAAGGAGTTGATTGTACCTCCAAAAGGAAAGCCATTTATTCCAGAGGGACGTAACGTAATGTTACCACTTCAAAAAGGCACAAAGATTATGCCGGCTAACCAGACTAAGAAACTGGTAGAAGCTACTGGCGGTGTTCCAAAGTTCGCAGGTGGTATCGGAGATTTCTTTGGTGACGCATGGAGCGCAATTAAGAGTTTCAGTGGAAATGTTCTTGATTACCTTACACATCCGGGAGATATTGTAAAGATTGCGATTGATAAATTTACCGATATGTCCGATATGGTAGAGCCATGGTTAAGCGTTGCAAAAGGAGCGGTAGATCAGGTACTTGGCGGTATCACTGATTTTATTAAAGATATATTTGATAAAGTTGGTGGACAGGGAGTTGAGGGAGCTGTTCGATGGGCGATTAATATTGCCAACGATAATTCTCATGGTTACGATCAGCGTAATAGATGGGGAAATCCAGACTATGATTGTTCGGCATTGGTTATTTCTGCTTTCCAACAGGCAGGTATTCCGTTGAAATCAGCCGGAGCAAACTATACGGGAAATATCTATGATGCTGCAAGGTCAGTGGGCTTTGCTGATGTAACAGGTGGTGTAAACCGTGCAAACGCAGACGGCATGAGACGTGGTGATATTCTTCTTTCCAGAGGACACCATACAGCTATTTACATCGGTAATGGACAGGTAGTACAGGCAAGTTCTAATGAGCATGGTGGTATTACTGGTGGTCGTCCTGGAGACCAAAACGGACGCGAAATCTGGGTAACAAGATACTATAACTTCCCGTGGACAGATGTCCTGAGATATGCGAAGTTCAAGAATGGTATCGGAAAGATTTTACCATCAGATCTAGTTCCGGCATTTGCTAACGGCGGATTCCCGGAAGATGGCTTGTTTATGGCAAACCATAGCGAATTGGTAGGACAGTTTTCAAATGGTAAAACCGCAGTCGCTAATAACGATCAGATTGTTACAGGAATTGAAAATGGTGTATATCGTGGAATGATGCGAGCACAGTCAGAATATACAAAAGTAATAAGTCTGCTTGGAGAAATTCTTACTGCTATTAAAGCTGGCAAGAAGATTGTTGTTGATGGAAGAGAACTAGTAAGTATATATGATAACAGAAAGTCCAGAAATGGATTTTCATTTACGTAAAGGGATGGCAAATGCTGTCCCTTTATTTTTGGAGGTGATGTATCGTGGCTTTATCGTCCTTTTTAAATGTAAATGGATATGATTTTCCGTGTCCGGCAGTTGGCTTTTCTTGGACAATATCAACTACGGTTACAGCAGGAAGAAATGTAAATAATGCAGTAATTGGAGAGAGAGTTGGAAGAGACTTGTATAAACTTGATAGTCTGAAATGGAAGTGTTTGACACCAAAGACACGGAAGATGATGCTTGATGCATTGAAACCGTTTTATGTTCCGGTGACTTTTGAAGATCCGGCAGACCCCGGACATCCGATTACTATAACAATGTACCCCGGAGACAGAAAAGGAACGCCACTGTTTGCCGATGCACTGACGCATATGATTACAAAGGATGAAACACTGGAATTTAATTTGATTGATTGTGGGTGGTAATATATGCAGATTGTAAGCAAACCATATATAGAACAAATGAGTAGACCGTTTCGTAATAACGGCTATATAAAAGGAACAATCGGTATTATCAACCTCGAAGCGCAATCAAGCGCAACGGTAGATAATGCAGAGAATAATCTTGCTTACTGGTCAGATAAGCATAGCCCGTTTATAGGAACTGGTGTTACGAAAATGTATGCTACGGCAGAACAAGACTTTTCGAAAGTTGATGGTTCCATGTATTTTCTCCCAAAAGATAATCATGGATTTTCTTATTATAATAATGGATTTGTTACTTCTGAACTTCTTGGCTCAGTGGTGATTAGTTTTACTACTGGTGCTACGTATGATATTAAAGGTCTGACGATTGATTTTGGAAAGTATTATCCTACAAAATTTACAATCACAAATGGAAAAGTATCATATGAGTACGAAAACAAATCGCAATTATTTACGACTGAAAATGTGTTTGATTCCAGTCAATATATCAAGATTACACCAACTGAAATGGTAAATGGTCAGAGCCGATTGAGAATTAATAAAGTAGAACTTGGCGTTGTTGACTCGTTTACAAATGACGAAGTTATATCTTGTAGTATTAGTGAATATGTATCTGCTACCACAGAATCACTTCCGAGTAAAGATGTAGAAATCATCATTAACAACCAAGATTCTTATTACAATCCAGACAATGTAGAATCTGCTATTGGTTACTTGGAACTTGGACAGGAAGTTCGTATACAGTTTGGGTATCAGTTAGATAGTGGCGAGATTGAATGGTTGCCACCTACACTTTCATATTTGAAAGAATGGAATGCTAATGATAGTCAGGCACAGTTTGTATGCACAGATTTATTTGCATCAATGGAGGGCATTTACTATAACGGTTTATATCGTGAAAAAGGTATTTCTCTGTATGATTTGGCAGTAGATGTATTACAAGATGCCGGATATAGTGAAGATCAATATTATCTGGATCCATATCTTAGGACTGTGATCGTGTATAACCCTGTTCCAGCCGTCAAACACAGTGAAGCCTTACAGATTATAGCTAATGCCGGAAGATGCGCTCTATACGATGATAGAGACGGTAGAATACATATTCAATCATCTTTCGTGCCAGACATTACGGCAACCTCAAATGGTGAAGCTGATTACAGTAAGGTTGGCAATGTAATGCTTGATACTGAAAAGGTATCATACGCAGATGCAAGCATGGACTTCTCAGTGGTTGATGGTAGCATTTTGTTTCTACCAAAGTCAGGTGGATATGTTTCAAATACAGGATATGCCAGTTCGGAGATTTCGGATGCGAATGGAAATTTTGCAAACAATCCGAAAGTAATCTTATCTCTGGAAACTGGATATACAATTTACGGATTGCGTATAGAGTTCCATCAGACACATCCAGAAGAAATTAAAATCACCACATACTATCAGGATTCAAAGATAGTGGAAATGGTTGAATCAGTAGATTCTCTGGTTTATGAGACTGGTGATCGGTTTGATACATTTGACCGAATGGAAATTGAAATCACAAAAGGTTATCCGAATAGTAGAGTGTTCATTGATAAAATTTCAGTAGGAAAATCAACGGACTACACGATTACTCGTGACTATCTTACGGATTCTCCTACGGTTCTGATGCAAGACAAATTACGGAATATGACGATTATTAGAAACCTGTATAGCAAGCCGACTGTTACATCAGAAGTGGTTTCGGAGACACTTACTATATCTCCAACAAACACGATGCATACGGTATATCTTTCAGACCCGGCATATGATTTCAGTACACAGATTACACTTAATGGTGGTGGCACAACGTCTATAACAGGAACGATTGTGGCAAGTAGCAATTACTATGTAACGATTCAATTTAAAAATGTAACTGCTACAACAAAGATAGAACTAAAGGTTCTTGGAAAAGAATACATTCTGAAAACCAATAAGTATTCTGTACAGCACAATGATAATGGTTCTGATATTGAATGGGACAATCCGTTAATCAGTACTGTTGAACAGGCACAGGATATGGAAGAGTGGTTATCTTCTTATTATTTAGGTCGTGTGGAATATCAGTTCTCTTGGCGTGGAGACCCAAGAACTGATGCTAACGACCTTTTCTATTTCCAGACCAAAGATGGAAAAACCAGAACTATCAGAGCATACGAAAATGACATTTCTTTTGATGGTGCATGGAGTGGAAAAATCAAGGCAAGGGCGGTGGAACTTGAATGAGTTGGATAGAACCCAAAACAGATTGGACTTCTCAAGACACGTTTAATTTCTCGGATTACAACCGGATAAAAAATAATATTGCTTATCTGAGAGAACGAGCGGTAAAACTTGTGAAGCCGTTTGATATACAAGACATGGGAGCAGATATGACTTCCTATGCTGAATTATTTGAAGCTGCAAAGTTCAATACCTTAGAACAGAATTTGGAAACTATCAACAACAACGCCTATCTGAAAGACTATGGGACGAAACAGACCTTTTATGATAATGGCGTTTTTATTGCTTATGCAGAACTAAACAGAATCGAGTCAGCTACGCTTGATATTTACAATATGCTTGGCAGACAGGAAATCGGTTTACGGAGATTAGCTTTCAGACTGGGAGCAGGAAGAGAGGTACGTATTTAATGGCGAAACAGACATTGCCTACTAATTTTCAGGATGATGTTCTTAATGAAGTCAATCCAAAAAGAAAATACAAGATGATTATGAATGACGATGCTACCGTATCGTTTGAAGATGTGACAGAATACGATCAGACGGGTAGTAATTTCGGTGCAGCACAGGTCAATGAAACTAACACGGCAGTTAATGAATCAGCCGATAAGTCCGATATTATCGACTCTACGGAAGATGTGTTTGCAAATACCGCTTCTGGAAAGATTGCTTCTGCCTTAGCAGTAAAAGGATTGGCAGATTATACCCCAATGCTTCCACTAAGAGGTTATTCTGGCAACATGAACAATATGCCAACAGGAACATTTTTATGTGAACTTGCAAAGTGTACCAATGCACCACCGTACCCTATGGGAATGTGGGTGCATGTAATCTGTTATGCAGGATTTTCGCAGACAGCAATTTTTTATAATGGAACGAGTTATCCATCTGTTATCGCAACCAGAACATATGCCAACAATGCATGGACGGCATGGGCAGAACAGGCACAGGGATTCGATTTTGCGTCTGTGAGATTTAATGGAAATATTGCAAATGCACTGCACGTTGACCTTACAAATCCATATGCAGACGTAAACAAACCAAGATATGTTGATCGTGCAAAAAGTGCAACCAATATGCCGACCGATTGTCAGTGGGGAATCCGTGAAGTATGTCAGATTACATCTAATTGGGTGATGGTTAGAATCACGGGGTGGTCAACAGATAGTCAATATGCAATGTGGACAAATGTGTATGTTAATTCTAAGTGGCAAGGATGGGATCGGTTCAGTAAAAGTGAGCCACATGTATTATGGACTGGAACAGGCACATTTGATGCACCTACTTTGACACTTAATAAAAATATCAGCTTTTTTAAGTATTATGAAATAATTTATGAGGTTGAAAGTGGAAACAATACTGTAAGATCAACTGGGAAAATAATGATTGGAAATGGTGCTACTTTGGATGGAATCAATACAAAAGGCTTGTTAATGAGAAGAAGTACAAATGCACCATCTGGAACATCTTTAAAATTAAATTCTGGTGGATATTTTGCATCAGTTAATAGCAGTGCATCCCCGTATGCAGGTGCTTGTTGTCCACGTAGGATTATTGGATATATTTAGGGAGGAATAGAAAATATTAATAGATGTAAGTTGTCATAACGGAACAAGTTGACATTACAAAGATAAAATTGTATAATAAACATATAATAAAACAAAGGAGGGAACATGATGGGATATCATGAAAAAGAAGCAGAAGAAAGTGATGTAACTGTACAAGAGGTTTTGGATTTGCTTGTTGATGTACAAAGTGTTTATTCGGAAGCAAATAAAGCAAAAGATAAAACAGTAATGTTACTTATAATCTGTATGTGTGTTCAGGCAATTGTATTTTTCGGAGGTTTTGTATATTATGAAAGTCAATTTGACTATGTTACAACAACCGAAGATGGTGTGGAAATAAGCACAGAAGGAGAAAATGCAAATGCTGAATATAATGATGTGAAAGGAAATCAATACAATGATAATGCTACACACAATGACACAAAAGGAAGTGATAAATAATGGCTAGGGCAAGTGTGAAGGTTTCTAAAACAACCAAGACAGTAAAGGTTGCAAAGTCAAGAAACAAAAGTTCTGGAAATCCAAATAAATGTCCTGTATGTGGTAAATTTATGGGGAGTGGCAAAAAGCGTGGATAAAGAAAGAATCGAAACAAAGAAGAAATTGCAACAAATTTGTTCGGTTGAAGAATTTAAACAGATTCTTGATAAAACAATGTTGAGTGAAGAAGAAAGGCAGATACTATGGTTGTATTATAAAGACCACAAAAGTTTGACATATATTGCAGATATTTTAGGAATGTCAGAATCCACAATTAAAAGAAAACATAAAAAGTTACTAATGAAAATTGGAAAGCTATTTGTATAAATTGGAACGCCAAAAGGCGTTCCTTTTTTATTGTATTTTTATGGAACTATATTGACACATTTGTGACACTTGTAAATATTTATGCGTGATATGATATAGACATAAACAGAAAGGAGGGTTTTGTGATGTATAACAATCCATATATGATGGGAGGAAATATCCCGCAACAGTTAGCACAGAATAGAATGGAACAGTTACAGAACCAATATAACACAATGTTTCCACAGCAAAATGTTATGATGCAGAATCAGCAACCACAGCAAACACAGTTCTTAAAAGGTAGACCAGTATCAAGTATTGAAGAAGCAAGGGCAAGTATGATTGATTTGGATGGAACGATGTTTGTTTTTACTGATATTGCAAATAATAAAATCTACACAAAACAGGTTTTGCTTGATGGAACAGCAGAACTTAAAACATATGTTTTGGAAGAACAAAAACAGCCAGTTGTAAAAGAACAACAAAATGTTGAATATGTTACAAAACAAAGTTTTGATAAGATTATAAATGATATAAAAACAAGCATTGAAAACATGAAGGAGGATTTAGGATATGCCGATAATGAACATGATTAAAAACAACCCATTGTATAAACGTGCAGAACAAATGGCACAAGGAAAGTCGGATGATGAATTAAAACAGGTTGCAATTAATTTGTGTAAACAGAGAGGAATTGATTTAGAGCAGGCTTATAAGCAGTTCCAAACTTTTATGGGCGGTATGAACCGATAGTGCGCACTCGGTTTGTATAAATTAAATTATTAAGGAGGTACTTAATTATGAGTATGGATGGAAACGGACTTAGCGTAGCTGATGCATTAGCACTTGGTAGAGACAATGATGGAATGTTTGGCGATGGAAATGGTAGTTGGATTTTCTTCCTGTTCTTTTTACTTGCATGGGGAGGTAATTTTGGAAACTGGGGTGGAAATGGTATGAATAGTACAGCAGGTGCATATACAGATAGCGCAATTCAGAGAGGTTTTGACAACCAAGCAGTAATGAACAAATTGAATGGTTTGGAGAGTGGCTTGTGTGATGGTTTCTACGCTGTGAATACTTCACTTCTGAATGGATTTAATGGAACACAGCAAGCAATCAATAATGTAGCAGTAGCAGGTATGCAAAATACAAATGCGCTTGCTTCACAGCTTGCGGATTGTTGTTGCACAACACAGAGAAGCATTGACTCTGTAAGATATGAGAACGCAAAAAATACATGTGACATTGTGAACGCTATTAAGGCAGATGGTGATGCAACAAGAGCATTAATGACGCAGAATGAGATTCAGTCGTTACGTGACCAGTTACAGACAGCAAACTTCCAGTTGAGTCAGCAGGCACAGAACGCTACACTGATTTCAACTTTAAGACCTACTCCAATTCCTGCATACCAGACATGTAGTCCGTATGAGAGTGCGGCAATGTATTCACACTGTGGAACAGGCTATGCAAATGGTTGTGGATGTTAGCTGAACGTTGTATTTTAAGATTTAAAAGGTTTTCCGCTTATGCGTGATATATTTGTAGGGGCGGCATAAAAACCGCCCTATTTGTTTAATTAAAACGGTTAGAAGGGGGAGATATGAAATGGCATGTAGTTTATATAATAACAATGGATATGGATGCGGTGGGTGCGTTCATTTTGTAAAAACAAATAGTGTGACAGTGCAGGATGATGTTTTAATTCTGAATATCCCACAAGCAACTTACAGTAATAAAGAAAAAGTTTGTATTTGTATAGCACAGGCAATTCCAACAGTAACAAGTGCAGAAACTGTAGCTATAACAATCGGAACAGGAACAACACAATATGTACTTAGAACAAAGTGTGGAAACAATGTTCATGCAGACCAATTAAGAAGTAGAAAAGTATACCATACAAATGTTGCGACAGATGTTGGTACTTTTATGGTTAGTAGTTGTGAATTATGTGGAACAAGCTACAATTTCCCAACAATTTAGGAGGTGTTAAAGCATGATGTATGAAGTAAATGGAAAAGAGGGAACATATGAAGAACAAAGAACAAACCAAAGGCAGGATGAACAGCCATGGACAAGTGCTGAAAAAATGTCTGTACAAGGTTCTTTTACAATGAGAGCAGGTGGAAACAAAAAGGAAAAGGAACAGCAAGCAGAAGAGATTTACATTATTCTGGATGAGCATATGCAAAAAGCATTAAGTTTCCATGAACAGCTTGCAGATTATTTTTGTTTTCTTGGCTTACAAGGATTCAAACGGAAATTAGAATATCAATATATGGAAGAATGTGCAGGGAAACGAAAGTTACATCACAAATATATTAATCTTCACCAGAAACTTATTCCACTAAGGCAAGTTCAAGTACCGCAGATGATTCCGAGAGATTGGAGTAAATATACCACAAATGATGTAAATGACAATGTTTTACCTAAATTTGTAAAATCTGCCATGGAACAATACAAAGAATGGGAAGAAGAAACAAAAGAATTATATGAAGAACAGTGGCAGAAATGTATATCATATGGAATGACGGCTGATGTTGAGTATATCTCCGACCTTGTAGAAGATGTAACAAAAGAATTGAAAAAGATAAACAGAATGTGTGAACAGTTAAATGGAACAGGGTATGAAGCGACAGCAATTCATAATATGCAAGATAAATACCATGAAAAGTATAAAGATAAATACAGAGAGAAATATACAAACAGAGAAACAAAACAAATGAAAGAATGGAAAAACAAAGGTAAAAACAAATAGAATTAAATAAGTTTATAAGCTATATATTATATAACTATATGTTATGTTTTATATAGCTTTTTTGTATTTAAAAATAAATTTAAAAATAAATGTTGACTTTTTAAATGTATGTGTTATAATATAATCAGAAACAAGAAAAGAAAACAATTCCGAAGGAGGACAAAAAAATGAAGAAAAGAACATTTAGAACAGAAATGAAGTTAAATTTGGTAGAGCCTGCATTAAATAAAAACAATACAATTGAGGAATATATAGAGCAGTTGTTAGATGATAAAGGATATTACAGTGTAAAGGCAACCTGCTCAATGGCGTTTATTATGAGTGATGAAGAATTTACTTATTTTAAAAATCATCTGTTAAAATCTTTTGATTTTTTAAAAGATGTACCTTGTGGATATAGTTGTTTTGAGGCTTTTATACAGGATGTTGTAATGGTTGTAAATGAAAAAACAAAACAAAGGTTTTTTGTAAATACACAGGGTTATAGTTATGCAAGATATTGTTTGTTTGATTAAAAGTATAAATAAAAGGGTTGACAAGTTCAACCATTAGTTATATAATTATAAGCGAAATTAAGGAGAATAGAAAACAGGAGGAAAACAAAATGAAAACATTAGCATTAAAAAAAATCGAAGAAAGAAGAATGTTTATACTCAAAAGAGTTAAGCATAGATATAGTCAATATATTCAAGGTTTAATTACATGCGAAGATTTTGCAAGGTATGAAAATGAATATAGAGCGCATTTTGTTGGGTATGTAAGAGCATTTTGGGATATGGAGCTTTTAACAGATGAAGAACAAAAAACAATAATAAGAAATTTTACATTTTAATGAGTGTGCACAGTGCGTATAAAGTAAAGCATGAGAACAATTATTTTTTAGAAAATTATGAAATTGATGTTGACAATAAATAAAGCATATGTTAAAATAGTTTTAGAAACAAAAAAGAAAACAATTCATAGGAGGAAATGAAACATGAAAAAGTTAAATTTTAGAAATTGGTTAGAACAGGTAATGGGAATTTCTTATCATGATTATGATGAGAACTATTCAAACCCAGAGGAATTATGGGAAGAATATTCCCTTTATGTTGGGAATGATGAAGTAGAGGAAACAACAGTTGTTTCTGAACTGTCTGAACCAATTGAAATTTGTGACCCAGAAACAATTCCAGATTGGTTTTGTTAGGAAGGGGTGGAAAATATGAAAAAAATTTTAGACATTGTGGTGGGAATAATTTTATTATTGTGCGTATTCTGGATGGTATGGATGCCGCCAGTTGTATTTTATTTTATTGGAAAATTATTCCTTTATTTTGGAATTTAATATTGACGTATATAAAATAAAGTGGTATACTATAGTAAAATAAAATAGAAAGGAACAGAAAACATGAAAAGTAGAGAACAGTTAGAGAGCATGAAAGTTGCAGAGTTGAAAGAGGAAAGCAGAAGTTTAGGTTTAACTCTTGAAAGCAAAGGACATAAGTTCAACAAGCAGGAACTTATTGAAAGAATATTACAGGCGCAGGATGTGCAGAGTGACATTAACAAAGCAATTGAAGAAGCAGGGCAGGAAATGCCAGTGGTTGATGGAGAAAAGCAGGAATGGGATGCACCATTGTTAGAAGAAACAAAATTGGAAGAGCCAGAAAAAGAAGAAAAAGAGGAGAAGAACAAAACAGAAAACAAAAAGCAAGAAAACAAAGAATTGCTTGCAAAGATTGAGGAAAAATATACAGGAAGAAAAAGCAAGCGCATTTATGACAATGATTTAGTTGTTGGAAGTTTCGTAGTGTATATAAGATACATTGAAACAAAAACAGGAATGTATTTGAAAAAACTTGGGACAGCAAAGGTCATTGGAGTAAATAGAAAAAAAGAACTTGTTAGGGTTCAGTCCCCAGTTGGTGCTGAATTTGTTCTTTCATTTGATGCACTTTTATTTATTAGAGGATTGAAAAGGGAACAGCGTTACCCAAGCGATATTTATGAACTTTTAAGAAGGCAGAGAGAGGAAGTCAAAGAATACAGAGAAAGGGTGACACAGAAATATGGAAGATTACAGAGCAATTAAAGATAGTGTTTCAAAGCTGTATGATGCGCAACAGGAAAAAAAGAATTTTGATAAGTATTATGAAACTTTGAGAAAGAAAGAACAGCTTTCTATTTGTAATTTTATGTTTACAAATTTACCAAAAGGACAGGAAAGTTTTGAAATCGAACTTGATGAAGGGATAACACATTATACAAATCA